GAGATGTTCTTGACCGAAGCAGTGTCGAACGACTGGATGAACGTCGACACAGCAATGGTCGTTGACGCAACCACCGCTCCATCGCGATAGACCGTGCAGTTGGTGTCCGAGCTGGTGAAGGTGCCTTGGATCCTTCGGACATACAGCGGAACCGCGGAACCCGTCGTGGACTGAGCGTAGTAGAGGATTGCAATCGCGCCCGTCGAGTTGCCGACGATCACATCGTTCGCGGACAAGGCGACCGCGATGCCACCCGTAGTCGTGATTGTGTACAAGGCGACCGAGCTAGGCCAGTAACCAACGCCAGCGTCGCTCACCACCGCGGTCGTAGTTCCAACACCCGATCCACCAACAGTTGCAGCGGCGGTCGTCAGGCTCGAACCGTTGCCTAGGTTGTTGTTGGTGCCCTTGGTACACCAAACGTAGGTCGAACCAGTGAGGTAGGTGCCGACGACAAATGCAGTGCCCGATCCCGACGTGATCGTCGCGCCGTGGTTGATTACGGCAGTCGTGCCCGCGCCAAAGGTCAGACGAATCAGGCGCTCGCGCCGGAAGCCCGAGGCGACCAGAGGCAGGTCCCACTGCGGGATCGCCGAGATCGTCGAGGAGACTTTCGCATTCATCTCGAGCGAGAACGTGCAGTTGCCAAGCAACGCGCCAGCCAACGGCGACAGAGGCGTGAACGTCTCGCGCGCGACATCGCGTTGGTACGTTTCGACCTCAAAGGTAATCGAAGGGTCGATGGCCAAGTACTTGGCATTGCCAGAAGAGAACAACGCGGGAGAAGAGATAACCGTGCCTTCGACGTTCTCGGCCGCGATGCACAGTTGCTGGAGTCTTGTCAGTGCCATGTAGTTCTCTCAGTACTTGGTGGTAGGGTCGCCGTACAGCGTTCGATACAACACCTGCACCGTGACTTGCGCCTCGGCCAGCGGGTTCGTCGGGTCGGCCTCGAAGACTTGATCGCTGAGGATCTTCGTCGTCAGCGCGTTGCCGCCACGAGTCCAGTCCGTGGTCAACGCAACGCGCACGTCCGTCACGAGATCCTGCAAACTTGTCTTCCATGCGGAATCGTAGACGCCGCACACGATGAGGAGATCCATCGTATGCTCCACGATGCCAAGCCGGCTGTCGTCGTGCGTCTCGCCCTGCGGCACGACGATCAGACACGGATAGGTCGGCACCTCGAAGGCGTTGCCGCCCCAGCGACGCACCGTGTTCGGCACCGTCTTGTACGTCGCCGGCGTCGTCGCGATCGCCGCGAGCACGGTGTCGATGTTCGACAAGATCGACTCTCGTACGGTTGTCGATGCCGGGTATGCCATCAGCGGATCTCCTCGAACGTCACGGTAACAGATCCCGTCTGCGAGCTGCGCCGCACGCGATCGAGCGTGTCGTCGGCGAACCGAACGTCGAGCGCCGAACCACCAGGAGGCGTGTAGCTGATCGCGCCCACGGGCCCATCGACCAAGTCCCACACGCGCTCGACCTCGTCGAGGATGCCGTCCGAGCTGTCGTACACGAGATCCCAGCGCCGCAGCGCCCGCTCGTTGATCTGGCGGGCACGGCTCTGGCCGCTCTGCTGGGGAGCCTGCACGGCTCGCCGGATGCTGGTCTCGATCAGGCGCGCCGGGCACATGGTCCAAGTGTAGAGGGCCACGAGGTCAGCTCCCCGCGCGCGCCGCGGCGCGCTTGACGGCCTCGTTGAATCGAACCACGCGGTCCTTCGTCACGGCGACCGATCGCCACGAATCCCGGAAGCCCAGCCGCGGCGGGACCTCGACCGACTTCTTGAGGATCCAGAGCCACTGCAAGTCGCTCGACTTGGGGTCGGCACGCTGCCGGCCGGGCTTGCCCTCCGACACGATGAACGTCTTGCCCTTCTTCGTGGTCAGGAAGTGGACCTGCTTCGGGTAGCGAGAAAGCAAGTCCCGCGCGCTCGGATACCGAGCCACGCCGGCACCGGTCAGGTTGTCCGACAAGGGGATCGTCAGGTTGCGAGCACGCTTCGGCGTGATCGTGCCGCCGTACTCTTGCAGCCTCGCGTACTTTGTTCCTTGGCTGAAGACCAAGAGCGTCAACGGCTGGCCCTGACCGAGCCCACCGCCCACCGTGTGCGAGAACGACTTGCGCAGCAAGCCGCTGCGATTCTGGAGCAGCACGCCTGAGTTCTTCGGGCCCGAGTAGCCGCGGAACCGCTTGGCCTTCATGTAGCCCTCGAAGAAGGCTCCATGCGCGCGGAACGCCTTCCGCATCTCGACATCCACCGCGCTCGGCAACTTCGCCAGCACGCGACGCAATCCCTCGATGTCGAACGAGAACTTGCTCACAGCGCGATCCGCTTGTAGCGGTTCAGCGTGTACCGAACCTCCTCGAGGAACTGGTAGTCCTTCGTGAACTGCGTCGAGCTGTCGCCCATCGTCACGTTCCCACCAGGCGTCGTCCGACGACGATGCAGGTAGGCCACCTGCAAGTCGCACGCCTGCGCGAGGTCCGCGTAGCTCGAGATCAAGTTCGCCGTCGTCGTAGCCAGACCCCCCGTGTAGGTGATCTGGATGTAGTACGGCAGGATCGGCCGAGCCATCGACCCGGCCGTGAACGGCGTGCCTTGGCTCACCAGACGGACAACGCCGGCCGTGTCCTCGAGGACGTAGTCGTCGTTGCGCACGAGCGTCGTCGCGGTCGTGAAGTCCGTCGTGTCGTTCAGCTTGATCGTGAACGTGGCCGCGCCGTTCACGGGCGCGCCCTTCAGCGTCACCAGCCGGCGGGACAGCTTGATCGGATAGACCTCGACGCGCGAGGTCTGGAGGCTGTGACGCCGCATCTCGGCGTCGAATCGCTCCGACACCGACGTGATGAGCTGGTCGATCAGCGAGTCCTGCGACACGTCCGCATTCGCGATGCCGAGCAGCGTCTTGACTCGTGCGCGTGTCGTGTAGTCCATGGGTCAGAGCACCGAAAGGTTCACGTTGGCGAGGGCGTCGGGAGTCAGCTCCTCGTTGAACTGAATCGCCACGCAGCTCGTCTGCGCGCTGCTCGACGGCGTGATGAGCGCGCGCACATAGAGCTTCACCGCGGAGTGGTCGACGATCACCGATCCAGATGTAAGTGCCACGTCGCCGGAGAAGGTGATGGCATCCCCGAAGTTGGAGTAGCTCACGCCGTCATCGCTGTGCTCGACCTGCACGACGCAAGACTTGCCAGTCGACGCGAAGTTGCACTGAATGAGGAAGCACAGGTGCCGATAGTTCGCGCCAGTAACAGCCGTCGTCGAAGACGAAGCGCCGCCTGCCGTGCGAACAAGCGTGACCTTGAGGCCGGTCTTTTGATCGTTGAACATTTCAGCCTCGGTAGGCGTTGACCGTGTTGGTCTTGGATGTGTTGACCGCGTTGAACTGCATGTAGCCGATGATCGGCACTACGTTGGTTCCTCCGGTGTGCGTGACTGAAGCACGCAAGTACTGCTGAACAGCGGAGTGTGATACCAAGATGTTTCTTGAGGCGGACGTTCCATCGCCCTGAGCCACAGAAAACTCGAACTCTGTTCCCGGAACGTCCGACCAGTTCGCATTGTCGGCGCTCTGCTGCAACTTGCCCGTGAACGCGCGAGCGCCGGTGATGTTGGCGTTGACGACGAACAACGTGTGCCGGTAGCCGTTCGGAGTGATTGCTTCCGTGGTTTCAGTCGTCGACGCACTGAGCACCACGCCGGGCGCGCGTAGGCTTCCGACGCTGACCGATGTGCTGCTATCGAAGTTCATCCCTCGCTCGCTTTCTTGCGGCCGCGCCGCTTGGACTCCACGCTACCTGATTCCTGCTGCGGCGCGTCTGGCGTGATCGCCGGCACCGAAGCCGTGTACCTAATGAGCATCGCCGTCGGCCACTTGGCCTTCGACGTCAGCACCGCGCCCATCGGCGCCGGCACGAGCTTGTACTCCTGTCCCGCGATCTCGCGCGCGACCCACGGGTCGTCCACGTCGAGCGTCTGGCCGGACAAGAGCCAGACCTTGTTGAGGCCCGCGGCCTTCGGGTCGTGCAGGACGTTCCCGTGGTTCACCATCATGAGCTTCATGCCGCGATCCTACAGAAGGAAGAGGGCCGCCGCCGCGCTCGGCGACGACGGCCCTCGTGCTCATCTCGACTGGATCAGTCGATCGAGAACGACATCGTGTTCAAGGTCACGCTCGTGCCAGTTGCGTTCAGCAACAGGACGGTCACGCCCAGATCACACGCAGCCGTACCCACGGTCGCCTGAATCTTGATGAACCGCTCGCACTTGTCGGTCGTGCCAGCGGTCGCGCTGTTCAGACGAATGCGACCCACATACACGGCCTCATCGTTTGCTGCGACGACTTGAGTGAAGGCCGCGCCCGTCAGGTCGGCATAGGTGCCGCCCGAGGTAGCGCAGTCGCGCACGATCACATCGACCGTGCCGCTTGAGCCAACCGTACCCGCGTCGAAGATCACCACGGCTTCGGCGAAGCCCGTGGTGTCGATCTCTGAGGATGTGGCCACTGCCGCGCTGTAGTTGTCGGCCTTGAGGGCCTGCACAACTTTGTGGTGTGAACGGAAGTCCATTTGCATCTGAGTGTTCTCCTAGTTGTTGATCGAAGATCAGGTCTGGGCCGCGAGGCCAGTCGAAACGCAGAAGGCTTCGGGGAAACGAACGCCCACGTCGACGGTCATTCCGGCGAGGATCTGGGTCTGGCGCTTCGTGAAGTTCGTGCCTTCGCGGCTTGCCGCGAGGACCATGGTGCCCCACTCCGCGACCATCGAAGCCGCGAACGCACCCAACAAGATCTTGTCGTTGGGCAACTGCGTCGACAGCACGTAGCGGTGACCAAGCACGCGCTCGATCATGCTGCCGTCGATGAACGGACGAACCTTCGGGTTGACGTTCGCGCTGCTCGACACGGTGTCGAGTTGCTTGCGAAGTTGACGGAACTGGTTCGGGTGGAAGGCCCACACGAACTCGCCCACGGTCTGCGCGTTGTCCTCGAACAACTTGTGCTCCATGTTGATGAGCTCGTTGTACGAGGTGGCCGCATCAAGAGCACCAGTGAACGATTGGGTGTTGATGCCACTCGTGTTCATGATGCCCGTCGGCTGACCAGCGGCACCCGTGCCGTTGAACACCGCCGCGTCGATCTTGAGACCGATGTCGCGGGCCAGTTGAGTGCGCACGAGTTGCTCGGCACCAGGAGCGCCCAGCTCGATCAGACGATTCGACAGCGTGCAGAGCGCGAAGACGTCGTGCGGGTACAGGTCGATCTGTCCGAAGGACATGTCGCCGCTCGTGACGGCTTCGACCTCACCCAGCCAGTAGGCCGTGGTCGCGCCCGTGATCTTCGGGATCTGCACCGGCGAGCCGGTCAAGCCAGACATGCGCACGGTGCCGGCCTGATAGGCCACGATCGCCGCTTGCAGCAGCGGGATGATCTGGGCCGACATGACTTGGTTCGGCACGATGAAGCCGCCGAGCGAGTCGACGGTCGTCACCATGTCCTTCGTCACCACGGCCGAGTCCATCGTGCCCGCCGCGGCCGAGCACATCTCGTACTCGAGCGGAGCGAACTTCGCGACGTTGCCCTTCATCAGGCCGCCGATGAGCTTGGCGAAGGAGAACTCCTTCACCTCCTTGCTGTCCTGCGCCAGACCGGGCACCGCGAAGCGAGCCGCCTTGGCGTCGGCTTCGCGACGCTGGGCGTCCAGCTTCTCGTCCAGTTGCTTGGCAAGACGCTCGCACAACGCGGCGTCACGCTGGTCCAGATTCGACTTGAGCTGGCCGATGAGCGCCTGCGACAGCGCCTCGACCGACTGGTTGTTGATTTCCATCGTTCTTTCCTCTGCGGTCTAGGGTTGTCACAGGGACCGAGCGACGCGCTCGGCCACCTGCGCGAAGAACGCCGCAGCGTCCTCGCGTCCAGACGACCGCAGAGCGGCCGTCTTGTTCTTCTCGACCTCGAGCGCCTTCGCGATCGAAGCCTCGTCCATGCGCTTCTCCAGCGCCTCGATCGAATCATTGAGGGCGCGGAAACGCTTGTCCAGAGCCGTGATCGCATCGGTCAGCGCACGCAACGCCATGACCTGCTCGGACTCGTCCTCCATCTCGCCTTGCATGTCGTATCCCATCTCCTCTTCCTCCGAGGAGACCTCGATCTCGACCTTGCGCAGCGTGGAGAACTTGTGCGCCACAAAGACGTCCGTCTCGCTGTAGCTGCCATCCTCCTCCTTCTCGTAGATCTTGATCATCGCCGCCGGGTCTTCGGTCGTGCCCTCGACCGAGAAGTCCGAGTTCGGCACTTCGATCTTGCCGGCCGTCTCGATGTCGACGATCTCGCCGCACGCCTCGCCGCCGCTCGACTCCCACATCACGAAGTCGCCGACCTTCAGTTCGTCGGGCGCGGCCTTCGTCGTCGGGCATCCGCAGGACACGCACGACTTGTCCGCCGACGCCGTGCCCTCGCGGCACATCGAGTACGCGACGGCGACCACCTGATCGATCTTCCACTCGGGATGCTCGTCGATCAGCTTCGGAATCTTCGAAGACACGCACTCCTGCAACGGATCGGTCGCCGCCGTCTGCTCCGCGACATCGCTCTTCGTGCTCTTCTTCATCGGATCGTATGCCCAGTTCTTCAGCGAGATGTCGCGCTTGGAGATCGGGCACGCCTCGCTGACCGGCTCGCCCTGCTCCATGTTTTTCATCCGAGCCACGAAGGACACCGTACGCTTGGCGTTGTCCACGAGCCGGCGGTCCCACTTGTCCTTCGGCGTCTCGAGCAACTCGAGGTTCCGCTTGATGACCGCGTCCGCGTCGACGCTCGCCTTGCGGCTGCACTCGTTCGCGTCCCACGCCTTCAGCTCGCCGGCCGACATGTTCACCGCATCGCGCCACGACGAGTAGACCGCGTCGAGTTCGTCCTGCTCCAGCTTTTCGACCGCGCCCAGCGCGAACGTGCGACGCTCCGGCACGCTGCCGGCAACACGCTGCAACAGCTCGTCAGCCATCGTGCGAGTCAACTTGCCCGCCTTCACGAGGTCCTCGAGCGCCTTTGCGATCGGGTCCTTCTTCTTGGCGCTCTTCGAGAGCAGCGCGTTCGGGTTCGCCGGGATCGAGCAGTTGGACAGCTCGAGTTGCTGCTGCTCCTCGTACAGGACGCCGTAGGGGCCGAGGCCGAGTTCCTTGCGCTCGGCCTCGTTCTTCGGCTTGTACGCGCGCGTCGGCACGAAGCCGACGCTGACCGCGCGCAGACCGCCCTCGTCGATCATCCGAAGCACCGCCTCGGACATCGGGTTCGCGGACTCCGAGAAGTAGGTGATGGACTCCATCAGCACGGGCCGGCCGGTCTGCTTTTCCTGCGACCAGTCATGCACGCGACCGATCGGGAAGTCGTCCGAGTTGTGACCCCACAACGCGACCGGGTTCTTCTCGAACTCCGTGAACTTCCAGCCGGCGACGCGGATCACGTCGCCCATGCGGTCGGCCGTCTCGTCGCTCGCGACAAAGCGCCGCGTGCGCGAGGTCTCGTCGGCCTTGATGACGGGAGCCGCAAAGCCGCGGACGTGGATGGCGCTCGTGTCCGTCTTGATCGCGAACACGTCCTCCGACTTCGCAGCCGACAACTCCTCGAGCGTCGCGACGCCGCACAGGATTCGGGCAGCGAGCCGCTGCACGTCCGAGTTCTTGGTCAGGATCTCCATGCGGTTCCTCAGATGATGGGCGCGATGACGCACCGGCAGTTGATGACTTCTTCGGGCGCGCCGTTCGGGTCGTTCGGAAAGCGCAGGCCCGGCTTGAACTCTTCTCCGGGCTTCACGATCCTGCCGTCGAGTTCACGATGGCTCTCGCGCGTGGCCGCGTCGTTCGACGCCACCCACTGCAATCCCGTCGCGCCCGACTCCTGGTATCGGTCGAAGCTGGCGGAGTTGTACGCCTTGCCCGTCTCCGTGCGCGCGATCGTAAGCGCACGCGCCTCCTTATTGCCGAACACGCGGCCCAGCTCCTCGTCGAGCTCGGGCAGGATCTCGGTCAACTCGCCAGCCAACTCAGGCGTCGAAGTCGGGCCCGACAGCTTCACGAGAAGACGGTCGCGAATCTCGTCGGCAAGACGCGAGGTCACGCCTTCGACGATCTGCGCGCGCTGGTCGGCGATCAGGCGCAGGATGCGAGGCTCCGTCACGTCGACCGACACCATGCCGAGAAGCTGCGCCGTCTCGGTTAGGCCGGCCTGCCACGTCGCGGTCACGGTCTGGGCGATCAAGGCGTCGAGCTGCTCGGCCCATTGTTCCTTGTTCAGGAGGAGGTAGGACTCGACCTCGCGCTGCGTCCACGCCTTCGAGGTGCTGGCGATGCCGTTCTCGGCCACGTCGCGCAGGCGCTCCTTCTGCGCGCGCTCGTAGCGCCGAAGCCACGTCAGGACCTCGGACGCCATCTTGCGCTCGGATTGGTCCAGCGTCTTCGCGTAGACCGCCTCCACGAAGGCCACGCGCTCTTCGCGCGTGTCGAGCATCTTGGACCGCATCTCCGCGGCCGCAGGCGCAGCGGGCGCGGAGACGCCGCCAAGGATGACGCGCGCCTGATCAAGGCTGATGGACGGGAAGGCCGCGTTGATGAGCGCCGCGCCGGCGTCGACCGTCAACTGGCCGGAGCCGACGCGCTCGGCGATGAGGAGCAGGGATTCGACCTGCGCGCCGTTCAGGCCTTCAGGCGCAGCCGGCGTCGCCGGCGCGGCTGGAGCCGCAGGCATCGGCTCGGCGTTCGGCGCGCCAGCATCCGGCGCGACGGGCTCCGAGTCGCCGGTGTTCGGATCGTTCACCGCGAACACCTGATTCGAAGCCGGCACGAACACCGTCGACGCGGAGTCCACGGTCTCGGCCTCGAGGCCAAGAATCTTCGTGGCGTCGTTAAAGCTCAAGCCGACACCGTAGGCGGCCAGCTCCGCGGCGAGCTTCCACTTCGAGCTCTGGTCCTCTTGCAGCGACGCGATGCCCGAGTAGTCGAAGGACACCATGCAGCCCGCGAGCCGCGGGTCCTGCAACCGGCCAAGGAAGTGGCTGTTGATCTTCTCGGCCACCGAGTCGAGGTAGCCCTTCACCGACTGCCAGAACTGCCGGTAGGCCTCGGTGACGTTGTTGTAGGTCGCCGTGTCGTAGTTCCCGATCACCGGCGGAGGCACCTGCAAGATGCTGCACACCGTGTCCCGCACCCAGCCCAGCGTCTCACGCTGGAGCATGTCCTTCGGCGTCGCCGGATTCGGCAACACGTCGACCTTGCCGGTCAAGACCTTGAAGCCGCCGACCACGTCCGGGTCGCGCATCGCCTCGTTCGCCGACTCCTGAAGCCGGAACTCCTCGTCGTTCGACATCCCCTCCTCGTACTTGAGGAAGGCACCCGGACCGCCGCCGCGCATGACGGCTTCTTGATATCGCTCGGTCTGGAAGCCGACCGAGATCACGCGCATCGCCGCGTCGAGCGGCGACAAGCCGCGCTGCGGGTCGGCCGGGTTGTAGTCGTAGAAATGGACCGTCGAGCCGACCGGAAAGACCGGCGGCGCGCTCGTGCTCGAGGCACCGTACTGCACGCGCTGGATGCGGCCGGTCGACGGGTCGCGCTCGTCCTCGACGTAGCTGCCGGACACTGGGACGATAACCGTGGGCATCGGGATCGGCGCGCGCGCGTCGATCGACGGCACGATCGGCTTGCCCTCCGCGTCCATCAGGAACCACCAATCCTCGCCCGAGAGCTTGCGGTGGCTCATGCCGGCGGCCAGCAGGTCCGACAAGCCCATGTCCGAGTTCGGCATGTCGAAGAGCTGCCGGATCGGATGATCCTCGGGCACCTCCTGCGCATCGGCCGCGTCGGACTCCCACACTTTGAGCGGCACTTGACGCACGGCCTCGGTCAGCACCTGAACGCAGGCGAACACAACCCAGGAGTCGTAGAGCGGATCCTCGACTTCGTCGCGGCCGCCAAGGCTCGCGCGCTGCAAGCCGATCTGCTTCAGCAAAGAATCCATGGACCTAGAGACGCCGGCAAGCTGCGGGCGCTCGACGACGAACTCGCTCCCGGGAATACGCCGGAAGGGACTCGGTTGGCTTCGCTTGTCCACCGCTATGATCCTCGCATCGTCCAGCCTCAAAAGTCCGACCGTATGCTCAGGCCCCGAACGAAGGGACCAGACGCACTCGTCGTCGTGACGACAAGGCTACACAAGTCGACGTACTCCGCCCTGTTCGCGATCGCAACTCGGCATCGCATCAAGTCGTCGGTCCTGATTCGTCTCGCGCTCGAGGAGGTAGTCCGCGCGTCTTGCGGTACATCGCGGCCTCCCTCTGGCCCAGCAAAGTGAGACTCGCGTAGAGCAGGATGCCGCCTCGGCCGTCGCCCTCCGAGCCGAGCACGATCCATCCGCGCTGGCAGAGCGCGAACAACTGGTTCGGGGTGCATTCATCCGGCTTGCCCTCGTCGCAGAGAATCAAACACGGCAGCACCAAGTCATCCTTCACGATCTTCTTGACCACCATGCGCCCTCCTCTTCTGATTCTCCGCCGACCGCCCATGTTCCTCCTCGTGGTGTGCGCATTCTTCAGCGACTACGCCTGAACACCGACAAGCTACTCCGCGGTGCCACGCCGATCGAAGGACGCACGCTCGCGCCGCGCGACAGGCCGATGATCGCGGAGTCCCACTGGTCGGGGCTGCGGCCATAACGCTCGCGCAGGCCGTCCTTGCCGTCGTCCCGATGCAACGCGACCCGCGTTCCCTTCGCGCTGTCCTCGAACTCGTAGCGCGCCCACTGAGCCTGCCGCCACAGCTCCGAGAACTTCTCCGGGATCGTGATCCGGCGTTCCTCCAGCAGACGCTTCGCCACCCAGTGAAGCTCGCTCTTGCGATCGCTGAACACCATCTGGCCGGTCAGGTCGCGCCAGTCGTACTTCGCCGATGCGCCGAAGTCGACCGAGTCGACGTAGAAGCCAAGTTGCTTCAAGCGGTCGACCACGCCTGCGCCCATGCCCACCGCGTCGATATGGATGTTCCGCGCCGGGATCGACTCGCCCTTTAGCCCCCACGCGCGCGCTAGCTCGACGATCTTGGACGAGGTCTGCATCAAGTCGGGCAAGCGCCACGAGATCTGCTCGCGTAGGACGCCGTTCGACCAGAGCGTCGCCACGCTCTCGTCGCTTCCTTGCCGCGCGACGTCGACGCCGAGATGCAAGTCGCCGACGCTCTTCGGCTCGCCGAGATCCGCGCCGAGCGCCGCGACCAGCATGCCCTTCGTCACGAACCGACGCTCGAGGCTCTGCTCGGGAAACTTGCCGAGCACGTAGGCCGACCAGAGCGGTGAGTCCGCGCCCCACTCCGCGCGCATCTGCTCGACCCACTCCTTGTCCGCCAGCCAGTCGGGCGCGACGTGAAAGGAGTCGTAGGGCACGGGATCCGGCGCGTCGTCATCGCACGACGAGATCCGCACGCGGTGCCAGCGCGTGCCGTTCCTGAAACTGCGCGCGAAGAAGTGATCCGACTCCGCGTCGATCGTCGGGTTCGCGGTCAAGAGGACGTGGACGTTCGGGCCCGACAGCGATCCCTCGATGGCTCGATAGACCGCGTCGTCCACGCCGGCGGCCTCGTCGATGATGACCACCAGGCGCTTGTCGCCGACCTCGGCCTCGCGCTGGAATCGCTCGAGGTCAACGTCCTCGGCGTCGACCTCTTCACCTTCGATCGCGTCGGGCAGGCGCACGCCGGCATGCCATCCTTGGAATCGGTCCGGCGAGTTCGTCGAGATGCCGAGCGCGTAGTGCTCGGGCGCGACAGACAGACGGATCGTGCCTAGCTCGCCGGGCATCGCCGGCCACTTGGTCTTCGCCTTGGACCACATCGAACCGATGCGCTGCCACAGCACGTCGCGCACCTGCCGGCCCGTCGGCGCGGTCGTCAGCACGACGCATTTGCTCGTGTAGATGAACGACAGCACCGCCAATGCGCCGATCTCCGTCTTGCCGGCCTTGCGCCCGGATCGCACCGTCACGAATCGCTTGGTCGATAGCTGCTGCATGATCTCGCGCTGTGCTGCCCAGAGCCGCGCGCCGAAGACCTTGCGCGCGACACGCTCCTCGTCGCCGCGGTACTTCGCGAACATAGCCTCGCCGACCTCGAGGCTCTGGCGCTTCGTCGCCTCCATCAACGCCTCGAGCATCAGGGCCCGCGTCGCGTCGTCATAGATCAAGGGACGCCTCGTCGTCGCAAAGAGCCGACATCAACTCTGGATTCAGACGGCAAAGAAGCAGGAAGCCGCGAGAGAGCTTCGTCGTCATGTCCTCGTTCGTGTCGCCGTGGATCTTGCCCACGTCCTCGCTCGTGTAGCCGACGACCTCCAGCACGCAGTGCGTCAGCTCGTGCATCAGGAACTCGCGCGCCGGCCCGTCTTCGAGGTCGCATCGCAGCGCGATCTCGTGCGTGTCCGTGTCCGTGTGCGCCCATTCGTCGTCCGGCAACTGCTCGACCACGCGCAGCCGATAGCGCGAGAATCCCAACTCGACGTGCAGGATCTCGAGCGCCGCGATCTGGTCGAAGATGTGCATCGGTCAGGTCTCCTCGGGCTCGGGATCCGTTGACTCCGCGAGCCGCGGCAGCGGCTTCGACATTTCCGACATGAGGCGATCTCGCACCAAGCTCGTCACGCGGTCGCCCGCGTGCTCGCGCACGATGACCAGGAAGCGCCCCAGCATCTCGACGATCTCGCCCTTGTTGACGACCTGCGTCTTTTGAAGATGGATGGACCACGCGCCCTCGATCCGTCGCGCGAGCTTGTCGAGGTTCGACCCGAGGTGCTCGAGGTTCGAGCCGACGCTCGCGCCGGCGTCGATCAATTCGCCAAGCTCCTCAAGCAACTCGGCCGCCCGAGGATCGCCGCTCGACAACGCCTCGCGCATCTGGCCGAACTTCGTCTTGATCGAGCGCCGCCATTCCGGCGAGTCGTGCTCGTCGACCATCGCCATTAGCCGCTGCGTCACGCTGTCCAGCGCGGCGATGGGCTCTTTCAGGTCGAAGAGGTTGCGGTCCTCGCGCGCCGACTCGTAGGCCGCGGCAAGCTTGCCAAGCGGGCGCGAGTAGCGACCATGCTTGAAGTTGCCCTTGCCCTTGCCGGATCCAGCAGCACCGCCATGCGTGACACAGACATTCTTGCCGGCGACTGCCCACGCTCTGCATGGATCGCCCGTTCGAGCCGAGTGGGCATGGCAACGCTTTTTCGGAGTATTCATAGGTAAAACGACGCCATAGGTCATTCCAGCACCGTCCGCAGTCCTGCCTGCGGCGTCCATGAAAGCATCGGCTGGCCCTCCTTGCGGATCATCCGATAGCCGTCGCGCATCATCGGCTCGATGACGCCGACGCGGCTGTACTGCATGCGCGCCGCGTAGCCGGCCGACTTCGCCGGCCAGTAGTACGGCCACACGAACACCGACGACAGCACGACGAGGCCACGCCAGTCGCCAAGCGTCCAGACCGAGTCCATGTACGTGATCGCCTGGTGCATCGCCTCGTCGAGCGTCTTGCCGCTGCGCTTGCACTCCACGCCCACAAAGCCCTCGTTCCAGCCGGCCGCGATGGCCTCCGGCGTCGGCACGAGAATCATGTCGATGCGACGCTGGGTCTGGATATGCCAGAGACCGGAACTCTTGCCATGCACCTCGTCGTAGATCTTGAACAGGCGCGAGAGCTGGATCCGTCGACGGATGTCCTCGACCGATCGCTTCTCGTCCGCGAAGCCCTCGACGCTTAGAAGTTGGTCGGCCATCACTGGTCCCATTCTACATACGCGTTCCGCTCACTCCGGCCGAGGAGCACGAGCTTGCGCGCGGCGCGCGTCATCCCGACGTAGAAGACACGACGGACCACGTCGCGCTGCGCCGGCAAGCCGACCCACTCCTCCATGCCCTGCCTCGACAAGTCCGGCGAGAGGTAGACCACGTCGGCCTCCGCGCCCTTGACGCTGTGGATCGTGCCGACGATCACCCGCGGCTTCTCGGTCAAGGCGGCCACGCCGCGCGCCGCGGCGATAGCCGTCGCGTACTCGCAACGCTTCCGGGCATCCGGCAGCAGGAGGTCGACGAGGATCTCCCACGGCCGCTCGGCCGTCAGGGCCGCAAGCAATTTGTCGAAGGCCTCAGGCAAGACCAGCTCCCATAGCTCGCTGTCCTCCAAGCCGCGGGTCCACTTGGTCGATTCGTCGACGCGGCCCTTGAGTGCCTCCTTGCCGCCGCGCACGAAGAAGCCCGCGGCCTTGACGTGCTGCGCCCATCGCCACATGACCTTCGGCGTCCACCACCGCCGGCGCTCGATCAGGTCGTCGAGGCGCTCGCCGCCGAACAGGTCCGGCCGGATGGTCTCGAGGAAGGCGCGAAGGATCTCCACGCCGCCGCGGAGTGGGTTCCAGTCGCCGCGCGCGACGAACGGGTTGTGGTAGGGCACGCCGGCCCGCCGCAGTTCCCGCAGCGCGCCGTTCAAGTGGTATGCGCATGACGCCAGCACCATGCATGTCTGGCCCTTCGCGAGCTCGGCCACGAGGTCTTTCACGACGAGGTCGGCCTGCTTGAGGGAAAGCCACCATGCGCCGTCCCGGCGTTCGACCACGCCGTCCTCGTCCTTGGGGAAGTACTCGAATGGGTAGCGCCAGCTCGATCGGTTGATCCAACTGACCGCCATCGAGTGGACCGCCTTCGGCACGCGCCACGACTTCGATAGCACGCGGTAGGAGTCCGCCGGCAGTTCCGGCTCGAGGAATGCCCGAGGGCTCGCGCCCTTGAAGTGGAAGATCGACTGGTCGGGATCGCCGACCAGCACCACGCCTTCGAGGTCGCTCGCCCACTTCCTGACGAGCGCCAGCTCCAGCGGCGAGAAGTCCTGGACTTCGTCGTAGCACGCGATGCGCACGCCGTTCGGCGGGCCGAAGCTGTCGAGGCACACCTCGATGAGGTCGGTGAAGTCGTAGTACCCGGCGACCGCCTTCCATTCTTTCCAAAAAGAAAAGAATTCACGAGCCGCGCTCGACCACTCCTCCTGCGGACGCTGTCGCGCCCTAAGCGTCTGGGAAGCCCTCAGAGCAGCGTCGCCGCTCGACTGGGCCTCGGAGTCGTCCACGACCGCGAAGTCGTCGCTGACGCGCGCAGAGCGGCCCGTAAGGTGCCACGCCGTCGTGTGGTGCTGGGCCATCCACTCGTTGAAGTCGGCCGTGTGGCTTTCGGCCAAGGCCGGCTGGCCGAGGATGCGGAAGCAGATCGCGTGCAGGGTGCCCACGTTCCGCTCCTCGATGTCGATCCCGCGACGCTTGATCTCGCGGGCGGCCGTCGTCGTGAAGCTGGCGAGGAGGATTTCGTCCCGGCCGAACTTGTCACGCCACTGCTGGACCTGCCGGACGACCCACGAGGTCTTGCCCGTCCCGGGAGGTCCGATGACTCGGTACTCCTTCAGCGTCATGGCGTGGCCTCGATTGTTCCACGTGCAACAGCGCACGCCTGCCGCGATCCTGCCAAGGGCCTCCCCCCCTGTTTCGCGCGCGCACGGGAGCAAAAAAGGGCCTTGGCCGACCAGAAAAGCCCTGCACTGCTAGGGGATTTCATGGGCGTGCCCTCCCCTTGAGAGACCTTGAGAGACCTGAAACAGGTACCCCAACACCTAGTCTCTCACCGCAAGACCTTGTGCTGCATACACTTACGCTCATTTTGCCCCCTGTGAGAGCTGAGAGACCAGCCCCAAACTCCGAGGAGCCTCGCAAAAGTTCCCGTGCGCGCGCGTACTCGCGCGCCTCAGGTCTCTCACCTCTCCCACCGCGATCAGAACGGCACGCCATCAGACCCCTCCTCCCGGATGTCGAGCAGCACGACGTCTGGATCCCAGATCAGCCGGCCGCCTTTGGTCACCTTCCACGCGGTGCGCTGAAGCCGGCCTTTGCGGTCGTCCGCGATCTGGCCGTCCTTCGACTTGAGCCGGAAGTTGAACTTGTCGCTCGTGCAGTCGCAGCGGCTGAGGGCCACGCCGATTTCCTTGGCGAACCTGAAATTTTGGAAGCCGGCCGGGAGCGAGTTCTGGACGGTCATCAAGCCTTCGGTCGTCAGCCAGACCTCCCCTTGATGAACGAACGGCTGGTTCTGGCTGATGGCGTCGTCGCGCGGCAGGTCGAGGCTGGCCTGCACCATCAGGCGCTGCACAAGGACCGTCAGGCTGATCTCGACCGCGCCGCCGTATCCAATGTCCACCCGCTCGACAAGTCGCAGCAGGCGCGAGAAGAGGCCGTCTGGCGCGAGCCAAACGCTCGACCGCATCGTCCCGATGTTGAGCTGGAGTCCGTCGGCGATGCGCGCGGCGAACTTGCTGTGTTCGCGTAGGTTCTCGATCGCGCCGACCTTCACCTGCCCGGCCATCGTGTACAGGACGTGGTCCCCGTTGTCGCCGCCGAAGCGCACGAGGCGCAGAAACGCCTTGTGCTTGGGAATGTCGAGCGTCTCATTGACGATCGCGAACGCGGCGGCGACGAGCTGGTCGGCTTCGACTTGGGCTGGCTGGGCGGACGGGACGACGGGCGCGTTGATCGGTTCGCCCTTCTCGTCGACCGCGATCTGGAGGATCGGCTGTTCACGGACGGTGGCGCGCACGGCTTCGAGCTCGTCGAGCGTGGCGTCCAGTTGATCCATGCGCATGGAGTTCGCGATCTCGTCGGTGCGCTCCTGAAGTTTCTTGTCGTTGTGCTGCTTGCGTGCCTTGGCGATCGTGCGCGTCAGCTTCTCGGCGTTGAAGTCCTTGCGATCCATGGACCCGCCGTGCTTGCGGCGGTGTGCGATGAGTACGTCGCAGATCTCTTGATCCTCCCACCCGTCGTAGCTGACCAGGCGTGACGCGAGCGACATGTCGTACTCGGAGTCGGACTTGAACTTCTTGGTGCGGTGCCACACGGCGTGGAAGTTCAGGTCGTGCGCGAGAAGGACGTCGAGCTTGGCCGATGGCTTGACATCGAGGTCGATCGCCAGCGGATGCAGGACCTCGACCTTGGTGATGGACCGCGGCTTGGCGGCGAAGTCGTCGAAGTCGGACGGGTTGTAGCGCGGGATCGGATCGAAGGGCGTCGATGCGACGGCGAGTCGCGGCGGCGTGTACTTGTGGTTCAGCGTGCCGGGTAGCCGGAGGATGCGCGAGAGGTCGTACGTGTTGTCGACCGTGTAGTCGGCGACCTTCCGCACGAATTGCTGGAAGCCCTCGACGATGGCCTGCGCGCGCGAACGCTCCTCGTCGGTCTCGAGGATCCACGGTTCCTTGAACAGCCACCAGCCGTGGATGCCGCCGCCAGTCGTGTTGATGATGCTGGGCTTGAGCGGGAGGTGCATGACGACGTCGACGATCTTCTTCATCTCGGTCGGCAGTCCGGCCTTGCCGTGCTGCTCGTTCTTGACGTCCATGTCGATCCAGATCCCGCCGATGACGGACGCGGACCGCACGCTTCCGCGCGCGAACTCCGGCGCGGACTTGGCGTCTTCGCGCGCCTTGACTTCATCGTGCAGGGCGCAGGTGAAGTAGGTATTGCACTTGTGGTGGTGCTTGGCGGCGAACTCGGCGGCGGCGTCGATGCTGGTGAACCAGTGCGCGCGCTTGCCGGATTCTTGCCAGATGACCAGCTTGTGCTGTTCGGATACGGAGTCGCCGAAGATGGCGTGCAGGAAGGAGGCGGAGTCCATGGCGGAGCGAGCGTGCGCGAGAGAAAGCGCACGAGAGAGAGGGACGGTGCGGAGCGTGGATGGAGGAGCCACGCTCGTGGTTGGCCGAGCGTGGCTCCGTTTCGAATCTAGCGGCGGTCGTCGAGATTGTGCAGGCGTGCTGCACAAACGCCACGGGCCTCAGTCGATCTCGCCGTCGTCGTTCCCGTCCACGAGAACATGTCGTCCGGCGGCGGCGACGATGGCGGAGGCGATGGCGGAGGAGATGACCTGCGAGACGGTGGCCGCGGCGGCGAGCTCCGCCTGGTCGAGCGGTCGCACAAAGGCGAACGCGATCTCGGAGTAGGTCTGGCCGGCCTTGTTCTGTGTCTTCTTGAGCTGGAGCTTGGTGACTACCGACTGGATCGTGTGGCCGGCGTTCACGAGCGTCATCATGTACGTCGTGAACGCCTTCTTGCTCGAGCGCGGGATCTTCAGCAGGTTCGGCATGCGGTTCGAGCCGACGAAGCAGTAGACCTCGGAGAACTCCTTGCAGTCCGAGCCCTTGCCGCCCTTGCGATCGGAGCCGAGCTTCGACCACGGGCACGCGATGCACTGGTGGACGCCTTCCCCGTCCGGGCTGCCGGTGTCGACGTTGTTGCCGATGCCGGTGCGGCCGTCGATCGAGGAGCAGTCGGGCGCGGTGCCAAGCGGTCCGTCGTTCTGGCGGTACCACGAGCGCATCGACGGCCGCGTGGCGGAGATCACGCACTCGATCTCCTTCAAGTTCTCTTCGCCGTTCAGGCCGCCTTCGACGGTGAAGGCGGTGATGCCGCCCGGCGGGACCTTGATCTTGGGGAGTTGGTAGAGGACGACGCCGGCGTCGAACATCGACTGGAGCGTGGCGGCCGATTCCTTGGAGGCGAGGACGGCGATGGCGGAGGACGTGGACTTCGCGAGTTCTTTCGACATGTCAGGTTTCTTTCTTCGGTTGTTGGAGGGCGTCAGCCCTTGAGGTTCCGCATGGCGCGGGCACTGGCCGACTCGGCCTTGGTGTTCGCCATCATGCGGAGTTCGGTCTTCTGGAAGATGCTGAGCTTGTCCGCGAGATCCGGCGGCAGCTTCTCGCCGTTGGCGAGGAGTTCGCGCACGGTCGCTTGCAGCGTGTTCGAGTTGACGGTTTCCTTGACGAGATCGTCGAAGCCCGTGGCCTTCAGCGCGGCGATCAGTGACTGGGTATCGACGCCTTGCTTGCGCCAGACGATGAACGGCTGCTGGGTATACACGGTGACGGACTCGCCGTCGACGGTGATGGGGAGCGACGAGAGTCCGGCGGCGAGGAGGTCTGTGGAGACAATCTCGGCGAGCTGGTCTCGCTCTTCTTCCATTCGATCGAGTTGACCCTTGAGTCCTTCGATGTCGAGCTTGAGCCTGACGAAGCGACGAACGGCGTCGAGGTCGAGGTTGTGTGTGTTGTGTGTCATGCCTTGAGCTTTTTTCTCTTGTTGTCCTGAGCTTGCTGGAGTCGTTGGACGACGGCTTCGACGACGCTGGCCTTGCGATGCAGGGCGGAGTAGATCGCCGAGTCGATGGTGTCGCGCGCGATGAAGTGGTAGTAGCTGACCGAGCGCGATTGGCCGGGACGGTGGATGCGCGCGAGGGCCTGCTGGTAGTCGCCCAGCGAGTGCGACACAGAGTAGAAGACGCAGTGGGCCGCGCGCGTGAGGTCCACGCCTTCGGCCCCGGCGCGGATCTGGACGGCGAGGACGCGCGCGTGGCCGTCCTTCCACATCGGATGCTCCTTGCGATCGCCGGACAGTTCAAGGGAGTTGGTGCCGACCTCGCGCGCGGCGTGGTGTACGGCTTCGAGGTCGCGCCGAAATCGGCAGAAGACGGCCACGGGTTCGTCGCCGAGGTCTTCGAGTAGTTCGACCAGGCGGTCGCGCTTGGCGGTGTGGAGGTCTTGGATGGCGTTCGTGGAGGCTTCGTAGTCCAGCGGCTGGACGGTGACGAAGCCGGAGGTGATCTGCTGAAGGCGCGTGGTCTTAACGAGTGCGTTCGCCATGTCGACGACGCCGGCCTCGAGTTCGACGGCGATGTCGAGTTCCGTTGAAGCGTAGAGCTGTCGCACGCTGGCCGGCAGGTCGACCTCGACGTCGGTGTGAATGGCGTCGGGGAGCGTGAGGACGGAGCGGTCGACTTGGAACGTGACTTGTCCCATCCGGCGCGCGAGGTCGTCTTGGCGCTGGAAGCCGCAGATCTTGGGGAATCCTCCGCGCGTGTCGACGGTGGCGTAGTACGCGCGGAATCGCACGAACGACGAGCCAAAGATCGCCGGGTCGATGAGGCGCATCTGGGCGAAGATATCGAGTGGCGAGTGCGGCATGGGCGTGCCGGTGAGGGCGAGCACGCGCGCGGCGTTCTTGGCGATGTCGGCCGCGGCCTTCGAGGCTCGGCCGGTGTGGGACTTGGCTCGGTGTGATTCGTCGAAGACGACGAGGTCGAAGCGCGCGTCGCACAGCGTCTTGAAGAGCGGCGGCCGCCAGATGCTGTCCCAGTTGGTGACGAACACCTTGTAGGTCTGCGTGGTCGAGCGCAGCTCGCGCCGGAGCTGCTCGGTCTTCTTCGCGACTGATCCTTCGAGCGCGATGACTTGGGCATCGAGATCGAATCGTGCGGCGTTCTTGGCCCACGCTCCATCGGTGACGACGCCGAGTGGTGCGACGACGAGCACGCGCGCGGCGTTGATGCGTCGGCGGATCTCGAGGGCCATGCGCGTCTTGCCCGTGCCCATTCCGCAGGCGAGCAGAGTGCCGCGCCGTGCGAGCGCGAACTCAACGGCGTCAACTTGATGCGGCCAGAGGGTCACGACTGCTGGGCCTTCAACTCGGCGATCATCGACATGATGTCGTCGAGCACTTCGCGGATCTTGGCTTCGTCATTCGGCGGCACTTCGACCGGCGCTGCTTGAATGGCGGCGAATGGATCGACGCGCACCAGCCGCGGCAGCGGCACGCCGTAGGCTTTTGAGAGCACGGGCACGAACTCGGACGTCGGCTTGCTTTGCTCGGTCTCGTAGTTGCGCAGCGTCGCGCCGGAGATTGACCAGCCAAGCTGGTCGATGCGCTCGACCATCCGGTCGATGGTGATCATCTGTTGCCGGCGCGCGGCAAACAGGGCCGAGCCGTCGATGTCGACGGGCGGAGCGCCGAACGGCCGGCGGCCGCGTCGGATCCGGCCAGCGGCCGGAGGTTGTTGGTGGGGTTCCATGGCCCCGAATGTGGCCGGAACTTGCTTCCAAACCTGCCGCAAAGTAGGGTCAATTTGCAACTTCGACCGTAATCCCTTCCGCGCAAACGACTTACGACGGCTGGATATTTGGGATTAATCTGGACAGAATCTATCGGCCGTGGTCGAATATCTCCATGTCGCCGATGCAACGGCGGCCCGACCAGACCGACCAAGGAGCAAGCCATGAAGACCACGACCAAGAACCTCGACCAAGCCTACAACGCCCTCTACGAAGTCACCTCGACCCTGACCGTCATCGGCGAGATGACGCTGGGTAGCAACGACGAGGCCTTTACGGTCGCCTTCGTCGGCGAGCAGGCCAACTGGTCCTCGATCCAAGTCGCCATCGACACCGCGACCGTGATCTGCGGCTTGACCTACGAGGCGGCCAAGGAAATCGAGGAGCACTCGGCCGAGCTTGAGTGGGAGCATCAGTGGACGAGCGTGAGGGCTGGTCGGCAGTGGGTGCTGGTCAAGTCCTCCAACCGCGCCGCCCGTTTCGCGGCGAACTATGAGCGTACGGGCATCGCCCTCGAAACGATGGTGCGTCGCGCTCGGTACATGAAGACTCCCATCGTCGCGCACCTCGACGCCGATGCCATCGAATGGTCGGCCGTGAAGGCCGAGATCGTCGCCATCGAAGCCAAGGCCGCTGACATCTTCTGATCCATCCCGACCACCGACCAAGGAGCAAGCCATGAACACCTACAAGCTGAAGTACGACCTGATCCCCTTCCACGACGATGCCGAGCTGGTGCGCATCGTCATCCGCTCGAAGCCCGGCAGCGCGTGCCGGCGCGAGTGGACGATCGGCCACGCTCGCCGCGGCTCGCCGCGCCTGACGGCCTTCCGCGAGCGCGTGGACGCGATGCGCTCGGCCCGTCAGATGACTGTCGAAGACCGCTCCAAGCTGCTGGCCGTCGTGTGGAGTGACCTGCAACCGCTGTCCGTGAACTGACCAACCAAGGAGACAAGCCATGAAGAAGCTGACCAAGGAAACCATCGAGTGCCTCCACGACCGCTTTGCCCAGATCGAGGCCAACATCCTCGAGGAGGGCAAGAACCACGGCGAAGAGGCCCAAGCCGAGTGCGCCGAGAGCTGGCAGAGCACGCTTGAGGAGCTCGGCGAGTTGATCGCCGATCCGACGCAGGAGTTGCTCTCGAAGCTCGATGCCGCGGCCGAGGAACTGGAACTCTACGAGGAAGCCTACACGGGCGTGCGTCGTGACCTTCGCGCGGCACGCCGCATCGAGGACAAGCGCGACTGGGACGCCTTCATCGCCGCCGGCGGCGACCCGAACTCGGTCGTCGTGTTCACTTGCCGCTTCGCCCGCTGATCCATCGACCAAGGAGCCACCGCAATGACCTCCAACAACCAAGACCGCGACCACATCCTCATCGAGGTAGTCACCGACCCGCGAACGATGCGCGCCACGCGCTGGGTCTCGATCGTCACCAGGGCTGATGCCGCCAGCGTCCTCGCGCGCTGCGTTGCCGAGGATGTCCTCGAAGAACTCGACGCCCACGGCTGCGGAGCCGACGTGCAGGCGCTGGCCGAGATGGCCGGCGACTCGCGGCAGAGCTTCGCCGTCTACACGCGCGCGCAGCTCCGCCACCTCGACCGCAGTGACGATGCCGACGAGTGCGGCGACGTCGACATGGAAGCGTGGAAGGCGGCCGAGGAGGCCGGCTGGCTGGCCGACAACGAAGCCGAGGAGGTGGACGAGTGATCAAGCTGACCACGTTCGACGGCTTGCTCGTCTCGTTCGATGCCGCGCGATTCGCCGGCATCCCGCACGAGATCAAGGAATCTCTGGCGCTGTGGGTAGTCCACGCGCTGAGGCCGGGATCCTGCGTCGTGGCGCTGCTCGAGCACGACCTCGCGCGCGCCGATCAGCACGCCCATCCGACCACGCGCCCGCACCTGCCGGCGATCGTCGAGTGGATCGCCACGTACGTCCCGGCCGAAGCCAAGGGCCAGCGCGGCCTGAAGCTCTGGCAAGGCTACTCGAGGTGGTGAGATGTCGCCGAAAAAGCACATCCCCGCGCCCAAGTTCTGGGACGACGCCAAGCAGCAATGGGTGCAGCGCGAGCGGACCGAGCGCGACCCGCGCTACCTGCTGCGTCGTGAGTTCCGACTGACGCTTGGCAGGCTGGGCGACGTGGATCGCGGCTACATCCCGACGCTCAACTCTCGGCAGCAACTCCGCGAGGATGCGTCGACCTTCGCGGCGGCGATGTCCCTGCGCCTCACCTACCACCCAGCCTGCGTCTACGTCGTCTCCCTGACCGGCCAGCCAGTGGCGACCAAGCGCGCGATCCTGCACGCCTTGGCCGAGTCGAAGCAATTCGTCCTGCGTGCGGACCGCACGTCGAACGACATCTACATTTCTCAGGCCGAGGACTGGGAGGCCGTGCCCGCGGCGTCGGAGACCGTGGCCTCGATTCCCGGAATGCCCTCAAGTCCGGCGGCCTCGGAGGCCGAAGAACTGGACGACCTGACGCTGAACCTGCGCGCTGCCGTGGCTCAGCTCATGATCAATCTCAAGCCGCAGCGCAGACCCGTGACCGACCAACTGGAGCTATTCGCATGACGACCAAGACCAGGACTCTTCTCTCGCTCGCGTTCATCGTGATCGCGTCGACGATCTCGCACGCGGCCGACCGCGTGATCGACAAGGACACGCGCAAGTTCCTCGACGCCATTCGTCGTGTCGAGACCGGCGGCTTGCCGAAGGCCGGAGCCGGCGCGATC